ACGGTAAAAGACATTACCTGGTGGGAGAAGAAAAATTACCTAGTGTAACTTCTATATTAAAAGCCTGCGAAAGTAAGGATAAGTCAGATTCTTTACAGAGATGGCGAGACAGAGTTGGTGAGGCGGAGGCTAAAAAAATTACTGAGACTGCTGCAGCGAGAGGGACCCTTATGCACTCGGTTCTTGAAGGGTATATGCTAGACAAACCTATCGTGGATCTAACGCCAGAAGGAAGACATGCTACGAAGATGGCACAGATAATCGCGGACCAGGGATTAAAAGGTAGACTCGATGAGTTGTGGGCTACTGAGTGTGTTTTATTTTACCCGGAGATGTACGCAGGTGCAACCGATGGTGTTGGAATGTACGAGGGTAAAGAGGCCATCATAGATTTTAAACAAACAAATAAACCGAAACGAAAAGAATGGATCGAGGACTATTATCTCCAACTTGCAGGATATGCAATTGCTCACAACCAAATATATGGAACTAATATCCAGTTTGGAATCATTCTAATGTGTAGTAAAGACCTATTATTCCAGGAATTTCCCGTAGAAGGCGAAGAATTCAGACATTATGCGAACGAATGGTGGAAAAAAGTAGCACAATATTACAAGCAGAAAAAAGAATTTCAAGAAGTGGTTGACAGATCCGGGATGTGATGTTATATAGGATATTATATGAAAGGAATAAATATGAAAGATAACTTTAAATTAGACCATGAAGCAATTGGTGATTGTTACTACGACGTATACACTAAGCCTCAAAAAAACATTATTAGATCTGCGCAGGACTTTAAAACAATACAGTTATTGTTAAAAGATATGGCTAAGATCTTGAATGGTGAGTTAACTGCTGAAGACTACCGTAATGAGATTAAGCAGTGGGTGAGCGAGAGAAGTGATGAATGCTACTTGGACCAGGGAAAAGTAAAAAGGTATGATGACAATAAATGTGAAGACTGCGAAGGCAAAGGGTATTATACTGATGTTACAAGCACAGGACTAAGTGATCCAAATGATCCTTATCATGAGCCACATATTGAAAGATGTGATACATGCCAAGTGTTTAGTGATGATGTAAAAGCAAAGGAGCACCATGAAAGACATGCGTAATTTATTAGATACATTTACTGAGGAAGAGTGGAAGAAGGCTAAGAAAGAGATGACCAAAAGAATACCCTCCATGAATATAAATAAAATGTCCATGGACGAGTTTCAAACACTGGCTAGATTCTTAGCTAGTCCAGACTTTTCAGATATAGATGAATACAGAAGGAGGCTGCACTAATGAAAAAAGAAAAATGGGATGGCCAATCAAGGCCATCCAACGATTTGTACCGAAAAAATTTTGATGAAATATTTGGTAACAAAGACTTAAAAGGCACTACAATTTGTAAGGCAAAGAATTGTAACAACTACCTGTACAAAAATGAGAGCCCTAGTTTAAAGGGTTATTGCATGGATTGTGGCTAAAAAGCCACAATTTGTTGCGTATTTGCAACAATTATGTTTACAATAAGGCAAGTTTCTACCTATAGACTTTTTTTGCCAGAAAAGTTTTTTTGTTTTTCAATTTCCAAAACAGTGTTACAATGGTTACAATGGCTTTCAAAGTGCTATTATTCGCATATACCAACACTTTTAGACGATATTTTTGTAACAAAACGCTGTTACAATGGTGTTACAGCTGTTACAATTTACAATAATTGGCTTATACCAACACTTCTAGCAAACCCGTACGCGCGCATAAGAAAAAGTTTTTGAGAAAAAAAGTGCCTAGAGAAAAAACCTATAGGTGATATAAGAAGGCATGCCTAAAAAAAGAAAAATATTTCCAAAGATGACCAGTAAAAGTTTAGGCCGAGACATATCTAAATATCCGTTTGTAGAAATAGAATGGGTTGATATCGAGGGTGACGATGGTTGGAGTACGTTATCTTCATTGGACAAAGATAAACTTCCTGTTGCAGTATCTAAAGGTTATCTACTTAGTCAACGTAAAGGTGTGACTAGAATTTTTAGAGATTATATTAAAAGCAAAGAAGGTACTACGTTTGAAGATATAGGTAGTACAGTTATTATTCCTACTTCTGTGATTGTTTCGATAAAGAAGTTGAATTTAAATTAGACTCTTCAATTATTTCTGCATCCGCATCTATAATAGGTTTGAAATTTTTTAAAGCCTTTTCTAGTTCTTTGTCTAACTCAGATTCATCCACGTTATCTAAGTTTTTATGTAAGTGTAAATTAGTATTATTTTGAAACCCTGCAGCTTTACCTCTAGCTACTTCCATGTTACCTGCAGCACTCCAGGCTTTACTTTCTCTAGCCTCATCCCTAATTTTACCTAGTTCCGCCAGGTGCTTTTCATAAGTGATGTCATATTTTTTTAACTTCTCTGCTCTGAGTCTTCCAATGTATTGAGAAACTAATGGATATAAAGATGGGTTCTGTAATTTACTTGCTGATACATAGGCTGAGTTTGGATCATAACCTGCTTCAATTGCACATTCAGAACCAGTCTTTCGACCTTCTTCTGCTACTATTAGATTTGCAAATTTAATTTGTTTCTCTGTAAGTCTTTTTGGAACTCCCATGCTTGCATTATAAATTATTTTTGGTATATGTTCAAGTGATGGTATCAGGAAAGCTATTAAGACAGGCCCTAGACAAGTTTATGAAATCGCCAGTAGCACAGGAGGCAAGAGTACAAGTGTGCTTACCAGACGGGAAATACTACGACATCAAGGACATTAAATTAATGGAAAACAAAATACTTGGAGTCCGAGAAACACATAGATTGGTGATGACTTTGTATTCTTCAAAGTGGAATATGGGTGAAGTAATTAAGAAAATTTAGTTAACTTTAATGCTCCGGACTTAACTTGAAAAATGATTAAGGGAGAGACTAAATTTTGGCATGAAATTAAAGCGTTCAATATTAAAAATAATTGCGAATTATCATTTACACGCGTGGAAAATAGTGCTGCACATGGGACTCCTGATCTATTGGTTTATAATACTTCTGGTCACTTTTTCACTATAGAGTTAAAGCTAAATCTGACTAAAAAAATTCGCTTCTCTCCACACCAAATTGGCTTCCATATCAAGCACCCGCACAACAGTTTCATCATGGCCAAGGGCCTCTGTCAGACAGACATAAAACTTTATGAGGGGTCCAAGATCCGTGATCTTGTAAACGGTAATGCCGAACCGTGTGCCACGGGCATGATGTCAAGCTTTAAATTTCTACAAAAGGTTTAGCGTCCTACATATTATAGGACAAAGATCAACGCGCAAAATGTCGCGGCTCGTGGTAAGTGCTTGTGGGCGGGACCCACCCTTTTTATTTTTTGTTTCACGTGAAACATGCACCTGTGACCTGTGGCCTGTGGCCTCGGCTTGCGGACTGTGGTGCGTGCTTGTGGGCGGGACCCACCCTTATTTTTTATTTCTGCTTGAGGGCTGGTGGAATACTACCAGCCCTCTGTCCTTGTTCAGGATTCTTTTTAGTGTTTACCATAACTAATATTCTTAATTTTTGGGTTCCAGCATTTTCTACAATCTAAACATTTGCCGCCCTGCTTTGGCGCCGGGCAGCTGGGTTTTTTTGTAACTACCGTTGAAGTGTTCGGCCAGCTTTTAATACCAGGTTGATTGATCATACTTGAAGACAATCTAACAACCAAATTCGCGGGCTTGTCCTTCAGGTACGGTTTAATCCAGGCTTCTTTGGTTGGCATCCAATGGCGCTTAGTCGGCGTCTGTCTACACACTTCAAAAATTTTTTGAAGGTGTTCTAAATCTTGAACATCACCTGAGTCATGCCATCTAAAAACATCCGATTTTTTAGAGTTGATCAAGGTCACCATTGCGAAGACCCATAACTTTTTTTTAAGAGCCTTGAGCCTTCTATACTGAGCATCCTGCACAACTTTAAAAACATAGCAGCCTTTTAAGGCGTAGCAGGTACTGCAAACTGAATTTGGAATTAATCTTAACTTGCTGCCCGTGTTACACTCGGCAGCAGGAATTCCAATTGACCATCCTGGCATCTTGCCAGGTTTACTTAAGCCGCCGACCAGGTCCCAGGCTTTTTTAGTATTCATAAATTTAGGGTTACCAGC